GGACTTATTTATTTCTTCCCACTTCTCTGCGTATGGCTCAACACCCTGTTCAGCTAGTTCTCTCCACCTACGAAACTGTCTTGAACTTATCCCAGCAAAAACACAAGCATCTTCTATATATGCACCAACGCTTATAGCTTGATTCAATCTTTGCCAAACAGATTCATCAAGAAACTTATATCGCAGTTTCATCTGCGGTTTATCCATACTCATATCTCCTATAATACACTACCCACGACAAAGTGAGTACAAGTAAAGTTCAAAGCACTTTTTAGCTCTATTTTCAGCAATTTTTTTTCATTTTTTTAAAGTTTTTTTTTACCCAAAAAACAGTCCTATGTGTCCTTATATTAAAGGGTTTTACAAAGCAAGTGCAATACTTATAGGTATTTATATAATTATTAATTTGAAATTAAAAATTATTGATTATAAAATTCATATTATGAATTAACAAATACCGGCTAGAATCCCGCTCCCGACCGAGCTACGCCAGATTGAAAGGGATAAAGTTGTAAATCAAACCAACGTGGGCTTCAACCCCTGTTCGACCGCACCGCCAGTGCGGGAGAGTTGCAGAAACCAAAACCACCACCCAAGATGTAAGGCTCTTGGACTGGACTACTGAACAATCGACCATCTTATTTATTCTAGGATTTTACACCGAGCATCATGCTTTAAACTTCCAGACCAGCTAGCTCTAGCATTCGGCGGATACTCACAGAAGCGGAAAACTGAACAGAATACTTAAAACTTAGTTAAGACAAAAACTACAAAAACAATTAATAACCTTAGTTCTGATTTTTGCTAGGGCGGTTAGAGATGACCGCCTTATGGAACAATCAGTTCCACTAACTTAAAAGAAATGGAGATTCCAAAATGGAAATAACAAACAAAGAAATACAAGAAGCAATCAACGACTTAGACACTAAGTATGAGAGAATGCAAGATGATGCACAAAAATTGATTGACACTTTAAGATACCTAGATGGTAGAGGCGACAAAACAAGTGAGCAATACAAAAGGTCATTTAGCAAACTCAACAGATTATCAAATCTGCGTGAAGAAAACAGAATCACTAGAGAGAGATTCTCAACGCTTCTAAAGTAACTATCTAACTAGCCATCACAATCGGTGGCTAGATAGATACTTATACAAGTATCAGTAACTAAAAAAGAAAGTAGGTACCCAAATGGGAACAGAATACAAAGACATA